CCTGACCTTGTGGCTGGTGAACTGTGCTTTGAAAGCGCTTTGTGGTTCTTCGACCGTAACAAACTGTGGCCAATATGCGACCAAGGCATCAACGACGCTACAATCCTCGCGCTTACAAAACGCATCAACGGCGGCACGCACGGCCTTGATGACCGTAAGGCAAAGACGAAGAAGTACGCAGCATGGCTGTAATTAACCCGCTGATGATATATGGGCTGGCAGGCGCCTTGGTTATTGGCGCAGCCTCTGGATACACGGTGCGCGACTGGCAGTGCGATGCGGCATACGCAAAGGCGCTGGAGAAGGCCGAGAAGGCGCGCGTCAAAAAACAAGGAATAGTAAATGATGTTTCGGAAACCTACGAAGTCGAACGAGATCAAGCCAATGTCGTGGAAACCAAACGAACCGAAACAATTCGTGAAATATACAAAACGGTTCCTGCTATTCCTGTTGATTGTTCTGCTCCTGATGCTTTGCGCCGGTTGCTCGAAAGCAGTGTCCGTGACGCCAATGCCGCTTCCTCCGGCGAACCTAGCGTCGAAGTGCCCAACGCTAAATAATCCGCCAATGGTGCTACTTGATCCTGAGCGCGCGCTTTGGGAAGCTGACATAATTGCGAAATATACAGATTGTAGTACAAAGCATCGCTTAACAGTAAAAGCGTGGGAAGATGTCGTGAACGTAAAGTGAACGACACAGCCAGAAAGGCTCCTAATGCCAAAAGCATTGAAAATAGATGAGCAGTATCTAGACTACTGCACGGCGCACCAACGCAAGGTGCTTGAAGCCATAATTGAGTACGGTAGCGCCAAAAAGGCTGATGAAGCCCTCGGCCTGTGGAAGGGTGGCGCGTCGGAGACGTACACCAACGTCAGGCGCAGGGCCGCGAAGATGGGATACGCTCCCGAATACAACTTTATGCGACCCGTGCCAGATGGCTACGTTGCCAAGGGCGTGTCCACATACTACAACAAGGACGGCAACCCCACAGGCCAGTGGGTTAAAGCGTCCCTTGACGCGGAGCGACAGCAAGAGATGTTCGCCGCCGCCGTGAACGCGCTGGCGAATACTCTACCGCGCCTCGATCCAATCGTCGCGCCAGAGCAGTTCAACGCCGACCTGCTAACAATGTACACGCTGACCGACGCGCACATCGGTATGCTGGCGTGGCACCGCGAGAATATGCAGGCCGACTGGGATTTGCAAATAGCGGAGGCCGTCATCGTCGGCTGCTTCGAACAAATCATCAAGTCCTCGCCAGACAGCGAGATGGCCGTCCTGAACCAGCTTGGCGACTTGCTGCACTACGACGGCCTGTCCGCAGTCACGCCGACCAGCGGGCATGTCCTCGACGCCGACGGGCGCTTCACCAAGATGGTTGAGGTCGCTGTGCGTGTGCTGCGCCGCATCATAACCATGTTGTTGGCCAAGCACAAGAACGTCCACGTCATCCTCGCGGAAGGCAATCACGACATGGCGTCGTCTGTCTGGCTGCGCACGATGTTCAAGGCGCTGTATGAGAACGAGCCGCGCATCACGGTCGATGACAGCGCACTGCCGTATTACGCCTATGAATTTGGCGAAGTCATGTTGACCTTCCATCACAGCCACCTGAAGAAGTTCAACGCGATGCGTGAAATCATCCCCGCAATGTTCTCCGAGATATGGGGCCGCACGAAGAAACGCTACTGCCACACAGGGAATTACCACCACACCAAGGAGGAGGAACACGCAGGCCTGAAGGTGTTCCAACACCCGACACTGGCCGCACGGGACGCATACGCCTCTCGCGGCGCGTGGTTTTCGGACAGGGAGGTGTGTTCGATTACATACCACAAAAAGTTCGGTCAAGGTATGCGTGTGTACGCTTGCCCAGAGATGCTAGATCCTGCATGATTGACGTGGGTTTTCTGGTGTGCAAAACGTAAAAAACTGATATAGGTTCATGTTATGCCAACTGCTATGACGTACAACAGCTTACTTAACGACCTCAGGGCTTACCTTGAGCGCGGAGAGACGTTGGCTACCGATCCTACGGTATATGAGCAGCTTCCGCAGTTAATTAATATGGCTGAGCGCCGTCTGGCGCGGGAACTGAAGGTTCAAGGCACTATCAATGTTGTCAATTCCGCGTTTAATGCAGGTGGTTCAGTTTACGCTAAGCCTGATCGGTGGCGCGAAACCGTAAGTATGTTCGTTGGAACTGGCGCAAGCAATAACACGCGACTAGAAATTTTTCCTCGGTCGTATGAATATATCCGTTTGTATAACCCAAACGCAACCGTCACTGGAACGCCAAGGTTCTATGCGGATTACGACTATAGCCACTGGTTAATCTCTCCAACGCCAAGTGCAGCATTTCCGTATGAGATCCTTTATTACGAGCTGCCACCCTTGCTTGACGACACGACCCAGACGAACTGGTACACTGAATTTGCGCCAAACATTCTGCTCTATGCCTCGCTTCTTGAGGCAACGCCGTTCCTGAAAAACGATGAGCGGATTCCAATTTGGGAAAACTTTTATAATCGCGCTCTCGCGTCTCTCAATGGCGAAGACATCCGTCAGATTGTGGATCGCGGCATCACTCGCAGGGAAGACTGATCATGACGTTTACTCAAACTTTTGGCGGCACAACGATCTATCCTGCTGGCGTAAGCTATCGGGCGATTGCTCTTTCTGCAAACCAGATCCTTACTTGGCCCACTGAAGTTGCGACAAGCACTAATGTTGTTGCGCAAATCATGGATGTTACGCCGTCTGTAGCGTCTCTGAGTATCTTTATGCCGCCTGCGACTGAGGTATCGGTTGGTGAGACATCTCTGTTCTTCAATGCCGGTTCTTTTGCCTTCATAGTCAAAGACACCAGCGGTAACACGATTGTCTCTATCGCTCCGGGCCTCTCATATCAGGTCTATCTAATTGGTAACACCACCACGAATGGAACGTGGCGTTCAACGCAGTATGCCGCTGGAACATCTTCAGCAACAGCGGGCTCTTTGGTCGGAGCTGGCATTAAGGCTATTGGCACAACGCTGAACCAGTCGATGAACGTCACAACACTGAATACAAACTACACCATTGGTGATCCCGATAGGTCTGGTGCGTTTCTGTGGACTGGCGGCGCTGGTACACTTACATTGCCTTCGGCTTCTGTGGTTGGCTCTGATTGGTTTTGTCAGGTTCGGAACAGCGGAACTGGTGCAATCAACATCAATCCAGTTGGTGGCGAATTGATCAATGGCGCAGCAACCTTGGCATTTAATCCGGGCGATAGCTCAATCATTAGCTGCGACGGCACTGGGTTCTTTACGATTGGATTCGGGCAGGCCCCTGAGTTTCTGTTTGATTACGTTACGGTTAACCTAACTGGATCTGGAAGTGTTTACACTCTTTCCGGGGCAAATTTGAATCGTATCGCTTATTCTTTCTATGGTGCGCTTGCGAACAACGTCTCGATTGAAGTACCCGCAACCTTCCAGCAATACTGGATTTCAAACGACACTACTGGCGGCTACACTCTTACGGTAAAAGTTTCAGGTCAACCGGGCGTTGCTATTGCCCAAGGCGCACGCGCAATTTTTTATTGCAACGGAACTGACGTTGTTCTCGCTGACACGGCATCTTTTTCCTTCCCAGTGTTAGTCTCGCAGGGTGGTACGGGCGCAACCACAGAATCTGGAGCCCGCGTAAACCTTGGCGGTACTTCGGTCGGCATCAACGTCTTTACGGCGGTAACGGCGGCAGATGCGCGTACCGCAATGAGTGCGGCTCAGTCCGGGGCTAATACCGACATAACATCACTGTCTGGCCTGACGACGCCATTGAGCGCTCCTCAGGGTGGCACTGGGCAGAGCAGCTATACCACTGGTGACATCCTGTACGCCTCTAGCTCGACGGCGCTGAGCAAGCTGGCTGATGTCGCAACAGGAAATGCCTTAATCTCAGGCGGCGTTGCCACAGCCCCATTATGGGGTAAAATTGGTCTAACAACGCACATCAGCGGAACACTTGGCGTTGGCAATGGCGGCACTGGTGCGACTACGTTGACAAGCGGTTATCTGGTTAAAGGAAATGGGGGCTCAGCAGTATCTGCATCGGTCGTGTATGACGATGGAACGAACGTCGGTATTGGTGTGACCCCGAGCGCTTGGAGCGGTCAGACTGCGCTTCAAATTGCCAGTGGCGGCGCGATTGCATTCAACAATCAGTACGGAGAAGTTGATAGCAACGTCTATTACAACGCTGGCTACAAATATATCGGCACTGGCCTTGCTGCAAAATACAGCCAAGAGGCTGGTGTTCATGTTTGGTACAACGCCGTCTCTGGCACTGCGGGCAATGCTGTTACCTTTGTTGAGCGCTTTCGTATCGGGCCAGTAGGGCAGTTTGGTCTTGCTGGTGCAAACTATGGTACGGCAGGGCAGGTTCTGACTTCGCAAGGCTCTAGCACTGCTCCTATATGGTCAAGCGCATCGGCTGGATCTGTCACCTCGGTTAGTGGAACTGGAACTGTTAGCGGTATATCCCTCTCAGGGACAGTTACTGTCAGCGGAAGCCTTACGCTTGGTGGGGCGCTTGATCTCTCTTCCCCTCCTGCAATTGGGGGCACAACTCCATCGACCGGCACGTTTACCACGCTTCTTTCAACGGCGATGCGTGAGACTAAAACCATAACAGTTGCTAACAACCTAAACCTCGCAAATGGCAACTATTTTGCCCATACGGTTACAGGGACAACGACTTACACCGTTTCAAATATTCCAATTACAGGAACTGCTGTATCGCTTATCTTCGACATAACGAACGGAGGCGGTTACACAATTACATGGTGGGCAAACGTGAAGTGGCCCGGCGGCAGCGCGCCTACGTTGACCTCTCTTGGTCGTGACGTTCTTGGCTTCTATACATACGACAACGGCACGACTTGGAGCGGCTTTGTTTTGGGACGCGATGTAAAATGAGCAGTCGCGATATCTTGATGTCTGCGAATGATACCTACTTCATTGCCACATATGGTTCTGGGAACCCTGACCTGTGGCAGATTGGCTTTGATAATTCAGGAAGCTCCTATCTTTACGGAACTATCGGCGGAGCCCACTTCTCAAAGTTTACGCCAGATGGGTCGCTTGTTTTTCAAAAGCGGCAATCAAACTCATCTGGGATAAATGTTGGGGCTTCAATTACGGATAGTAATGGAAATACTACTCTCTTTGCAAGCGCTGGTAATTTCGATTTATTGATTACCAAAACAGATTACACCGGCGCAATTACCTCCAGACGGGCGTATAATCCTTTTGGCGGTAACGGCACTAGCGGTACAAATACAATTAATTATTTTAGCAATTTTGGGACGACGGACAGTGCTGGAAATCTCTACGCTTGCGGCCCAGCTATAACAGTAACCTCTGGAACGGGCGTTGCCAAAATAAGCAGTGCTGGTGCATTCGTGTTTCAAAAAAACATGAAGGGCGCTTATGGCTATTCCGGCGCTGGGGTGGCAGTAGACTCATCCGGGAATGTCTTTGCAATTGGCCTTGAATATATAACCTTATCAAATACGCGGCCTGTACTCGTAAAGTACAATAGCTCCGGTGTTTTGCAATGGCAGATCTACCTTTCCCTTTCTGACACGACAACAAACTGCACGTTCAATAGTATTATCACTGACTCGTCTGGAAACATTTACGTTGGTGGGACAGATCTTACCAATCCACTTCTTTACAAGGGATTTTTAGTTAAATTTGATACAAGCGGTGCAATCCTATGGCAGCGAAATATTGACGCATCGTCTGCAATATCCACGAATTATCGCATTCAATCCATTTGCTTCGGGCAGGATGGATACATTTACTGCACTAGTGGGCTGGCCATTGCGAGGGTCTTAAAGTTTGACACTTCCGGGAACCTTATTTTCCAAAGAAAATTAACCGGAGGCATGATCAGCTCAGCCTCTACAAATGGGTTTTTTAACGGAGTTAAGGTTGATAATGAGGGCTCTATGTACCTTGTTGGCAACTTTGACCCTAGCTCCATTGGCAATGGGATGAACGCAAAGCTGCCTTCTGATGGTAGCAAAACCGGTACGTACACAAAAACGGGAGGTTTTGGAGTGTCTTACACATATGCAAATGGCGACTTAACCGTTTCTACTTCAACGTATATCGTTGCCAGCACTTCCCTTACTATTACAGATGTTGCTATGACTGCATTTACACCAACCATAACTGATTCAACAAATACAGACGCCAACACTCTGGTCTTTTTGTAAAGGAATATCGAATGGCTATGTACGCCCACATAGTAGAAGACGAGGTAGCTCAATATCCACTATACGAAGGTGATATTCGCCTACTCTTCCCGAACACCTCGTGGCCAGTCAGCGGCTTTAACCCCCCACAGAACTATGTTGAGGTGGTTTCAACTGATATGCCGACCATAGGGCATGATAAAAACATTAGCGAAGGCACGCCAACTTTCTCAGGAAATGCTTGGAATCAGGTCTGGGTTGTGACCAACGCATCGCAGGACGAGATCGCGGCTAGAACTGTTGTACAGTGGGCGTCTATTCGTTCTAGCCGGAACCTGCTTCTTCAAGAAAGCGACTGGACGCAGCTTCCTGATTCGCCAGCTGACAAAACTGCATATGAGGCCTATCGCCAGCAGCTTCGTGATGTTACAACGCAACCAGATCCATTTAACATTGTCTGGCCAGTGAAGCCCTGATGCTAACGCCCGTCAACATTAAGTCAGACCCCGGAATTAAGCGGGATGGCACGAAGTTCGAAGGCTCGAACTACGTTGACGGTCAGTGGGTGCGCTTTCAGCGCGGCTTGCCAAGGAAGATTGGCGGCTTTCGGCAGATCAGTAATTTTGCCTTGGGCATTGTGCGGCAGTTTCATACGCAGGCTCAGAACAATTCCGTCTATACCCACATGGGGTACGGAGATGGCATCCAGTCCATGACCATCAATACGCTTGGTAACGCTGGCGCACCTATCGATAGGACGCCTATTGGCTTCTCTGGTGGTGATAATTACATGTGGTCGCTCGATTCCATGAACGACGGCGCGGGCGGTGGCGCAGTAATTATTGGTGTTGCTACAGACACGGCAAATGACATTTCAAATGCTGACGCAAAAACCATTTACATTGGCAATATCTATGGCTCATCGGCACTGACCGCGATTCCAACAGTGTCAACATCTGGGGGACTCTGCGTCCTGCATCCTTACCTGTTTCTCTACGGCACGAACGGTTTTGTTCAATGGTCTGACGCCAACGACCCAACAAACTTTGCAACAGGCGATGCTGGTAACGCTTTTATTTCGTCTTCTAAGGTTGTTAAGGGACTGCCACTGCGCGGCGGCGGTCAGAACCCAGCCGGTCTTTTCTGGACTCTCGATAGCGTTATCCGTGCCAGCTACACGGGCGGCACTGACATCTTCTCGTTTGATACAATCAGCTCCTCGTCATCCATTCTCGCGGCCAACAGCGTCATCGAATATGACGGCATCTATTACTGGTGCGGGATTGATCGATTCCTTCTGTATAACGGTGTTGTGCGCGAAGTTCCGAATAACATGAACATCAACTATTTCTTCGACGGCCTAAACACGCAGCAGTCGAACAAGGTATTTGCCTATAAGGTTCCGCGCTACGGTGAAATTTGGTGGTGTTATCCTCGTGGCGAGGCAACTGAATGCACGCATGCAGTAATCTATAACGTCCGCGAAGGGACATGGTACGACACAGAGCTTCCCAATTTTGGTCGCTCTGCGGGCATCTTTGCTCAGGTCTTTAACTCGCCCATCATGGCCGGAGTTATTCCTGTTCCACCTCCCACCGGGGCGGATCGCATTACGGAATCGTCACTTTTCCGCATAACTGAGGATGATGATCAACGTATTACGGACACCGGCTTCGTCGGCTACAAAATTTGGCGGCATGAAGTTGGTAGTGATGAGATCGATGGCACGTCAGTGAACGCGATTGAGAGCTACTTTGAAACTGGCGACATCAGTAACTTGCTGTCTCAAAATCCAAATGGTGCGGCTATTCGTGTTGCTATGATTGAGCCTGACTTCGTGCAGTCCGGTGACATGTCGGTCCAGATTACGGGCCGAATCAACGTCCGCGCACCTGAAGTTAATTCTGAAGTTCGGTTCTTTCCAGACACGGCCAGTACGCCGGATGAGCAGCTGGTGTTCTTCAAGGAACAGCGCCGTGAGCTTCGCTTTAAGTTTACCAGCAATACGGTTGGCGGCGATTACCAGATGGGCGACGTGTTCGCTCATATCGAATCCACTGACAAGAGATATCAGTCATGATCGATCCGCGTAACATTCCGACCTTTGAACTCTGGGCGGATTTTAACTATCCATTACTTCAACGATATGGGGTTGTTTCTCAGTTTATGCCCGGAGACGACTGGAAAGTATGGGGCTCTGGTCTATTGGCTCTTGATGGTGTATCGCAGCGTGGTGCGCCGAGTACGTATATGTTTGATGATTGGCGGGAATGGGCAATGCGCTTGATGCAAGCATTGAATCAGGGGGAATAGAATGTTTGAATACGGGATCATGGAAGGATTTGATGCTGACTATTTCAACAGCCCTGCCTTTCAACAGGCTATCGCTGCTGCGGTTGCTCAGTATTCCCCGGCTCCGGTAGCGCCGCCGCCTGTTTACACGCCGCCTCCGGTTTACACGCCTGCGCGTGGCATCGGTCGCGGGCGTGGCGGCGAATATGATTACTACGAGCCTTATGATTACGACGTTCAGGCCGCTGAAGAAATTTACACGCCTGAACCAGTTTATACACCCGCTCCCGCCCCAGTTTATACGCCAGCCCCACAGGTCTTTAATGGTCGCGGTCGCGACTCTGAGTATAATTATTACGAGCCCGATTTTAACTACGGCATGCGTGAAGAAGTATATAATCCAGTCCCAGATCAAGCTGCTGTCGAACGTGCTGCTGCCGAACGAGCTGCGAGCGAACGTGCTGCTGCAGAAGCAGAAGCGCAGCAAATAGAGGCTGATCGCGCTGCTGATGAAGCAGCTGCTCAACGTGCAGCCGCAGCTCAAGCCGAAGCTGAAAGAGTCGCCGCTGATCGAGCCGCTGCACAAGCGGAAGCCCAGCGTGTTGAAGCTGAACGGAATCTTGCAGCCAGAGTTGAAGCCGAAAGAGCTGCCTCTGAACGCGCGGCTGCGGCTGCGGCTGCTTTCCAAAGACAGCAAACAGAACTTAATGATAAGCGGGAGCAGGCTACTCAGGCCGCTGCCCAGCGCGCTGCAGCTGAACGTGCCGCTGCCGAGAGAGCCGCCGCTGATGCCGCTGCTCAGGCACAGGCTGCAGCTCAAGCTCAGGCTCAGGCGGCTGCGCAAGCCGAAGCTCAGCGCGTCGCCGCCGCCCAAGCGCAGGCAGAAGCTCAGGCGCAAGCTCAGGCCGCTGAGCAAGCACAGGCGCAGGCCGCCGCTCAGGCACAGGCACAGGCGCAAGCTCAGGCACAGGCACAGGAACAGGCGCAGGCGGCTCAGCGTGTAGCCGAAGTGCAGGCGGAAGCCCAGCGTGCACAAGCTGCTCAGCGCGTAGCAGAAGTGCAGGCCGCCGCTCCAGAACCAGCGCCGTTTCGTGGCATTGGTCGCGACTCTGAGTATAATTACGCCGAGCCAGATTTTAATTACGGCATGCGTGAGGAGGTTTACAACCCTGCTCCAGAGCCTGCTCCGGTTTATACGCCCGCTCCAGCTCCCGCTCAAACTTACACGCCAGATCCAACTACCTTCCGGGGCATTGGTCGCCGGGGTGAGGAGGATTTGTATCAGTCAGGGGTGCAGGCCGCTGAAGAGATTTATACGCCCACTCCAGCTCCGGCCCCAGCTCCAATCCCAGTTAGCCAGCCTAGCGGCAGGGGTGCAGAAGATTATTACCAGCCGGGCATAGGCTATATTCCTGAGGAAGTTTACACGCCAGCCGTAGAGGCTGCTCCTGTAGCTGGTATTGGATCTCCAGTCGTTGCGGCTCCAGCTTCGGCTCCTTCAGTTCTTGAGACTGCGGCTGCTCCAGCTGCGGCTCCAGCTGCTGCAACTGATACTGGCTTGCAAGTTGTAAACAATGCAACTTACGAGCCAAGCGACACAGACCTTCAGGCAATGGGGCTATCTAGGAATCAGTGGAATGATGCGATGGCTTCATTTGCTGGGATTGACACAAAGTTAATTTCCAGCCTCAGAATGGATATGGTTGGCGCTAATCCTGACGCGACTAATAATTACAGAACCTTCAAAGCGCCGAAGTCTAACAAGGGTAATGATACCTCCTATGGGGGTAGTTTTAGTTTGATTGAAGGCCAGCCAATCCGTCTTGTTGATCAAAGAACTGGCAAGGTTATCTTCCAAGGTGCTGGCTATGATGACGCCCAAAAGGCAATCGAACTTGCTGCAGGGTTGACCAAAGCTGGCGGCAACAAGGCTGAGTGGGATATTGAAGTTGGCCAATTTAAGAATCCCGGATCAGGGGACTTGGTATTTGGAGATACGTTTAAATCCGTTGCTCGTGAAAATAAGAACGCAAGCATTATTCCTGAGGTTCTTGATATTCTTGGGGATGCCGCCCTTGGCTTTATCATTGGTGGCCCAATCGGTGCGGCAATTGCCGCTGGTGCAAGCGCGGCTGGTGTCAACGTATCGGACATAGCCTATCCAATAATTGCCACAGCCGTTCTTGGCCCGGTTGGATGGGCGGCAACCGCTGGTGCCGTTGCTCTTGGTTCTGCTGTTTCAAGTGTGGTTCAAGGCCGTTCGGTTGAGGAGACGTTGATTAGAGCGACTGTTGCTGGTGTAACAGCTGGCGTTATGTCAGGCACTGATTTTGGCGGTACGGTTACAGACGCAGTTGGCGGCGTCCTCAAGGACATCGGCTTTGAATCTCAAGTTGGCAACATCATCAGCGGCATTGGTGGAAGCGGCACTGTTGATGCAATTACTGGGGATATTATTGTTAACGCAGCAACCAATGCGGCTGCGGCTGCAGTAACTTCAGGGGCCGTTGGTTCTGCTGTTAGTTCGGCAATCGTTGATGCTGTAAAAACTGTTGTGCCTGATTATACACCAAGTCCGGAGACGGAAACTCTTCTTAACAATGTTGATAATACGGCGACGACGGCTGTTGCTGAAAATGCAGGGGCGGTAGGTGGAGATCTTGTCGTCAACGGTAGCTTGGTTACAGGCCCTGCGTCCGGAGCCAGCCCGATTGTGGGAGAGGTCGTTAATGGCGTCATTAAGCCTATCGTGGATGAAGTCGTCAGTCCTCTTGAAAAGCCCCCTGTTGAAGAGCCTCCTGTTGCGGAAGAACCTGTTAAGGAAATCTTGGTTAGGGCTCCTGAAACTGTAGATACGTTTCCAATAAATACAGATCCGATCACTGGCATTGGTGACGGCATTACTCGCGTTGAGATTCCGCCCTCGACGGTGGTTAAAACCGATACCGGAGAGGCTCCTGTTACAGAAGAGCCTCCTGCTGCTACGGTTACAGGAAATCCGAATACAGGCGTTGTCAATGGCATTGGAAGTCCTATTGCGGATGGCGTAATTGACAGAATTTCGAATATGGAAAGAGAGGTATCGGAGCCAGTTGACGATACGCCGCCTGCTAAAGAAGAGCCTATTGTGGTTACGGGCAGTGGAACCACGCCTGCAGCTGGTATAGGCGGTGTTACTGGTTCGGTTCTGGATACTCTTGATCCGATTGATTTAAAACCAGATCCCGCTCTAACAGAAAAATCCACACTGGATAAAATAAAAGATGCGGCTGAAATAGCAGCTGACGTTCTTCCGATAATCGGAGGCGTTGTTGGCGGCGGCGGCGGCGGCACAGGAACACGCACCCCTGATACATCTAAGCTGAACTTCACAACAAACAATCTGAGGCCAACGCTTACCGGCAATGGCATCGGCGGAGTTGGTGGTCGCTATCCTTATACGCCGCAAACATATGGCCGGGCCGGTGGCGATCAGGAAACAGAGTTTCTGTTCTTCACTCGCGATCCTGTGACTGGAGAGGCTGTTGTCGAAACTGGCCCAGCTACTGGACCAGCTGGCGAACGCGCCATACCTCCCGGTAAAAAAGAAGGCGGCGAAATCGAAGATGATATGGTAAAGCATCTTGTCGAGTATCATAAGAATGGTGGGCATCAGGGCCCCGGGCAGGTAAAAGGCATAGGCAGCGGTCAGGAAGATAAGATCCCGGCATGGCTATCCGATGGCGAATATGTCTGGAGCGCGCAGGATGTTGCGGATCTTGGTGACGGATCGACTGATGAAGGTGTGCGCCGTCTTGACAAAATGCGTAAAATGGTTCGCCAACAAGCTGGCCGTAAGGACGTAAAAAAGATTGCAAAACCCCAGAAGGGTATAGATAGAATGCTTAAAGCTGTTGGAGGAATGGCGTAATGGCTATTACAGAAACCGTAACCGAAACCAAGTTACCTCAATGGCTTGTTGATGCCTATACCAAGAGCATCGAGCGGGGCTATGCCGCTACGAGCGGTGGTTATCAGCCTTACAATGCTGGCCCACGTATTGCGGCGATTGCACCACAGCAGCAGCAGGCTTACAATATGGTTTCCCAGAACGTCGGGAACTACAAGCCGTACACGCAAGCAGCTGGCAATTTTATCTCTGGAGGGACTCGATCCTTTACAGATCCGGGTGTCGTATCCAGCTATATGAACCCATATACACAGAACGTCGTTGCTGGGATTGGTGCGGCGGCTGGTCGCAACTTGTCTGAAAACCTTCTACCTGCGGTAAACCGTACATTTGTCGGCGGCGGCACGTTTGGTGGCAGCCGGAGCGCTGAGTTTACAGCTCGTGCGGTACGCGATGCCAATGCTGCGGCTCTATCGGCACAGAATGAAGCTCTTCAGAAGGGCTATGAGAGCAGCATGGGTCAGTTCAACACTGAGGCCGACCGTTACCTCTCGGCAGCTGAGCGGGCACAGTCGCTTGGCCGTGACGTTCAGAGCTTGGCTGGTACTGATGCAGCGGCGCTTGAAGCGGCTGGTGCAGCGCAGCGTGGGTTCGAGCAGCAGTCGCTCGATCTGTTGCGTTCTGACTTTGAAGAGCAGCGGGATTACGATTACAATCAGGCTCGACGCTTCGCAGATTTCACCGGCACGCCAAGCGCAAGCGGAACTGGCACTACCTATAAGCAGGAGCCCGGTGTAAATAAGACCGCACAGACTCTTGGTGCTGTAGCTACCGGCATTGGTGTTCTTGGTAATATCTTTGGTAAGAAGAAAGAAGGCGGCCCAATTACCGCCGATGGCAAGCGCAACATTAAGCATCCTATGCACGGGCTTGGTTGGTTAAAGGATAAGTAAGATGGTGATGACGCCTCAGCAAGCACGAATGAAAGCTATGCAGTTACGGTCTTTGAAGCCTGAGCTGCAGAACATGGCTATTGAGGATCTGGTCGCTCAGGTCATGGCGTCTGAAGGCGCTGAGGCTCCGGGTGCTGGTGGAATGCCGCCGATCAGTGGGCTTGCAAATCTATTTCCAACCCGGCTGACAGCTGCTTCTCCAGCCCCTATGCAACCTGCTCGGCTGGAAGCCCCGAAGCCAACGGCTCAGATAGCTCCTGTCGCTAATGCGAACAAATCTCCTAATCCGCTTTCTTGGATGGAATCCGGCGTCACATCTGGTTACGGTAAGCGGGCATCGGGTATGCACCAAGGCGTGGATTACGCAACGCCAAAGGGTACGCCCGTCGGCACTCCCGCTCCGGGCGTTGTAGTAACTGCAAAGACGGACAATATTAATGGCAACTATGTTGTTGTTAAGCACCCCAATGGTAAAACAACTTCTTACAGTCATCTCAGTGGGTTCAATGTCAAAGAAGGACAACCTGTTGATGCGGGTGATATTTTAGGCACTTCTGGGAATACCGGGCGAGTGCGGGGTAAGAACGGTGGCTATCACCTCCACGTTGGCGCTCGTGATGAAAAAAATAACCGCATTGATCCTAGATCAATCCTTAAAGATCCGTCTTCGCTCGGCGTTGCTCCTGCGCGTGAATCTGCAATAGCTGCTGCAGGAGCGCCTACTGCATCCACCGCTACGCCACGCTCTACTCCAGCGCCTGTAGCGGCAATGGCTCCACCGAAGGGAGCGCCATCTCGTTTCAGGTTGCAGCTTGAACAGAAGCAGTCTGAGCTTGAGCAGTTAAGGGCAAGTATACCACCGGGCAAGGAGCCTTCTGATGAGCAGGCTTCTAAATTAAGAAACCTATCTGGTGTAGTTACTCGGCTGCAGGGCATGGTTAAGGCTGAAGAGGGGGCTGTCGTTGATGCTGATCGCGCAGCCCTATTGGAGCGCCAGACAGCGCGCCTTGCGCGTGAAGAAGAGTTGGCAGATAAGGCCGCAAAGCGCGCTCCGTTCGATGCCTTGATTGCGGGCGGCGCTGCGCTTGCATCTGCAAGGCCCGGCGAGAGCTTTACTTCTGCCTTCACTCGTGGCCTAGCGGCTGGTAACGAAAGCTACACAGGTGCTCGTGATGCGCGTGAGGCAGCGCGTCGCGGCATTGAAGAGAAACGTGATGCCTACACCCTGCAGAAGATAGATGCACTTCAGGCTGCCCGGGATAGAGCTATTGCCCTGCAAGATGCTGGAGCTCAACTATCTAAAGATGAGTATGCGCTAACAACATTGGAGTCTGATGATATTGTAAAATTAGCTACTCAGGATGATGTCATCAGTGAAGCTAAATCAAGGGCATCTGAAGCTAAAACAAAAGCTGATAGGGCTGGTGACGTTATTGATTCTGAGGTTGCTCTTAGGCTGGCTCAAAAGATATATTACGAATCCGGCGGAGGTCGCTCCGATGGTGGCGACAAACCCATGACAGCGAATCAGATCCAAACAAAAATTGGCAATCTTTCAAAAGAGCGTCGCGGATTAATGATTCAACTTAACACTGCTACAACAGTGGGGCCTGAGAAGGCAGCTATTAGGCTGGCGATAAAATATATAGATAAAGAGCTTGAGGCTTTAAGGGGTGGTAGTTTACCGGCTGCTCCAGCTGCTCAGGCAGCTCCGGCTAAGGGTAATCCTCCTGTAAAGGGCGCGCAATATTCGAACACTACAAAAAAATGGTACGTGCCAGATCCAAAAAGACCGGGTAAGTATCTGGAAGTTACTCGATAAAGGGTGAACAATGCCCACTTATAAGCCAGTTGATTTTGATCCATTCGCTCCGGCAGCGCCTTCTGGCAATGTCAAGCTGAAGCCTGTTGACTTTGATCCTTTTGCAAAACCTGATCCAGCGGTTGAAAATGACCGGAAGAAAACAGCGGCAAGCATAGCTGCTGCGCAAAAATCAATTGCCAGCTTAACCCAGCAACTGCAAAACCCCATCATTCAGTCCAACCCGGATAGGTATCGTGCGCTTGAAGCCGCGATCAGTGGCCAGAAAGAAGCTCTTAGGGTCAACCAAGATAGGCTTGGTTACTTAGAGAAGAATAATAAGCTGCCGCCGGGCCTAACTGCCACTGGCGGCATATCTGATTTTCTCCGTGGTATTCCTCGCACCCTTACGCAACTTCCCGGTACTCTTATTGAGGGTGCTGCTGGATATATAGGTTCTGGCTTGCAGGCTGCTGGTGCTGAAGACACTGGGAAAGCAATATCCAATTTGGGTACTCGCGCACAAAAGGCAAACACTGAGTTTGCTGAAGATGTCTTTGGTAAACGAAGCGAGGCTACTAAATATTCTCCCACCGCAAACTTCATCGCAATGGGTGGCGAAGGCGTGGGCAGTACCTTGCCATACGTTATCACAAGTGGTCTCGGTGGCGCTGCGGCTAAACTATCTACAGCAGGCCGCGCCGCTAATTTGGCAGGCGAGTTATCAACTGCAGAGAAGGTAGCTAGAGCAACCAACTACGCCATAGCAGGGGCTCAGGGATCGCAGTCTGCCGGACAGCAAGCGCAGCAGTTCCGCGAAGAAGGTGGCACTGTATCTCCGGGCCAAGAGTTCCTTGCTCGAAATGTCGGATTGGGCCTTGGACTTACTGAAGTTGGTGTGGCAAGCCGCATGATTGAAAAGCTGCCTGCGTCTGCGCGTACTGCGGCTATCGATAGCGCATCTGACTTTATTAAACGCGCAACGCTTGGTCGCGTTGCCCCCAATGCAATTTTTGATGGTGTCAAGAAAACCATTGCGAACGTGGAAGCAAAGGCACTTGGGCGAACTGCATTAAGTACGTTTGAAGAGGGCTTGCAAGAAGGCACTGTGCAGCTTGGTCAGAACCTTGCTGCCAAGGCTATCTATAACCCGAACCAAGATGCCTTCGAGGGCGTGGGAGAAAACGCATTACTTGGTGGTGTCGTTGGCGGCACTATCAGCGGCGGCGTTGAAGCTACGCGGAAGTTGCTGGGTTCCAACGAAGGCACTGGCGCTCCACCACCACCGCCATCCTCACGTTACTCACGCACGCCTCCGCCACCGCCGCCGCCGCCTGCAGACATGGAGACTCTTGCGCGTTCGCTTGGCCCGGTCGGTGGTAAAGTCACGCTTCAGGAGCCATCGGGCCCACGGGATTATACATTTCAAGGTTTCGATGAAGACGGCGGCGTTGTCCTTGCAGATGAAGATGGCGTGCTATTCTCCGAAGATCCTGATCAGGTTCAGGCTGCGATCAAGGCTGGTGCTATCGAGCCTGAGAGCGGCTTGGGCGGCATGGCCTTTGGCATGGATATTACTGAGGGGCTGGATGATGTGGTTGCGCCTCCACCTCCGCCTCCACCTCCGCCTCCACCTCCGCCTCCGCCTCCACCTCCGCCTCCACCGCCGCCTCCGCCTGCGCCTGTTGCTGCGCCTGTTGAGAAGCCGAAGTTTACCATCGAGATGCCGCCTCCTTCTGCGCCCGCTGTTGAGAAGCCCAAGTTCACCATCGAGACGGAAGAAGAAACTGCGGCACGGGAAGCCAAAGCTGCAATTAAGTCTGGTGCTGTAGCGCCACCGGTATTCTCACCAGATGTAGCGCCACCGATCTTTTCACCGCCCGCTGGTAAGCCGAAGTTCACCATCGAGCCTGAGCCTGAGCCTATCGCCGAAGAACCTGAGCTTCCACCGCCACCACCAGAGCGCGTCCGCACTGTTACCACCCCCGGTGGATCGAAGGTAAACACTGCCTTCGAGGTTGTGGATGCCAAGGATCTGACAGCGGCAACAGGCGACTTACAGAACCGCGACCGCAGCCGATCTTCAACAGACCTGCAGGTTCAAGACATCTTCGCCAAGTTTGACCCTGAGCGCCTTGGCGAGAGCCTTGAGAGTGACCGTGGTTCGCCGATTATTGGTTTCGACAATGTGGTCGAGAGCGGCAATGGTCGCGTCTTGGCAATCAACAAGGTGTACGACGAGTCGCCTGAAAAGGCCACTGCATACCGTAAGTTCATTGAAGATCAGGGCTTCGACGTATCCGGGATTGAGCGCCCCATTCTGGTGCGCCGCCGGACTGACCGGATGACACCGGAACAGCGCTCGAAGTTCGTGCGCGAAAGCAACATGGACACGAAGCTGCAGCTCAGCACCAGCGAGAAAGCTCAGACCGACGCGGCATCTTTGACACCAGATGTCATGGGCCTGATGGCGTCTCCAGATGTCAATGCCTCAACTAATCAGGGCTTTGTGCGTGCGTTCCTGTCGAAGCTACCAACGCAAGAGCAGGCTGCGTTCCTTGATAAAGACGGGCGGCTATCAGCTGAAGGTAGTCGCCGCCTTCGCACAGCCGTCAAGTCATCGGCATATGGTGATGCTGACCTGATCAACACCCTCGATGAGTCGCAGGATAATAACATCAAGAGCATTGGTGGCGCGCTTGAGGATGTTGCTGCAGCATGGCGACGCATGCTTGATGCAATAGAAGGGGGCGATGTCAAACCAGAAATGGATACGACCAAGCAGCTTATTGAGGCTGCAAAGATGGTTCGAGATGTCCGCAACAAAGGCACGAAGATTGCCGACTTCCTCGCTCAGAATGACGCATTCAATCCGCTAAATCCTGTAACTGAGCGGTTCATCCGTTCGTTCTATAACGAAACATTGGGGCGTGCAGCTGGACGCGAAGCCATTGCTGATGTGCTTGATAAGTATGTGCGTCGGGCTTCCGAGCAGACGACGGGCGATGGTCTATTCGAGCGTGAGTCAATGTCACCATCTGACATTCTTGACGGGATATTGGAGGAGCGTGGTAGAGGCGCTGGGCAAACGGATATGTTTGCTAGAGCTGAAGAATCTTCGCAAACAACATCAAAAAAACTTCGCACTGGTATTGCAGCGGCGGCGGTCTTAACTGCGTCGCCAGTAAACGCAGCTGTTAATGACACTCCGATTGCGCCAAACAGCGCTCTCTACAAATCGCTTGATAGTGGCAACACAAAGCAAGCCATTGCGTGGATCAAAAAGAACAGCAAGGACAAGGACGCGCGAAAGATTGCCACCATCCTCGCCAAGAACGGCGTTGGTGAGCAGAAAACCATCATCCTTGATCCGGTCGGTGACTTGGAAAAAACAAGTTCGACGCTCAAGAAAAATGGAGCTGACAACGAATCTATCGGACTTGTGCTTTTGGGCGGCGTTCGAGGTATGGTTATTTCGTCGCCAAAAGATAAGAATATATATCTTATCAAAAACGATGAGCCAGCCTCAAACGGCGTGAATGAGCAGACGTTCCTGCACGAAGCCATCCATGCTTACGTAAAGGCGCGTTGGTCAAGCGTTGGCGTCTACACCGAAGGCAACCGGCAGCCATTGGATGATCGCGGCTTATACAACGAAGAAGTTGTGGCAGAGGTGAAGAAATTCAATGACATGTGGCGAGATTTTGCCGACATTGTTAAGGAAGATTATTATGATGGCGGAGAAATTTCCAGTAGCGTCGTAAGCGCGGGAGAGTCGCCCAATGAGGCACTTGCCTATCTTCTGACCAACAGGAATGTTCAAGACTATGCTAAGCGCATTGTGGCAGATGGCCGTGGCTATCGCCTAATGAGCGAAGAGGAGGCTGGTAAGCGCTCTTGGTGGGATGACTTTGTGGATATGCTCCGCAGGATATTTGGCATGGGTCCGGCGCGCAGCCAGTTCTTCAATGATTTTCTTGCTGCGGGCAACAGGGTGCTGGTTGTTGGTGAAAAGACAAAGGCTGACTTCCGGGTAGCTGGGGTAAACGACGAGTCAGTTTCACCCCAGAAGGTTAATAATAACAAGCAGGCGATGCAGACCCTGATTAACGGCACCCCTGACCAGATGCGCAATGCGGTTGCAAAAGCTCAGGAACCAAACGATAAGATCATTGACGAAGGCGCTGACTTGCAGAAAGAAAACCGAGGGTGTGACTGATGATAGGCTCTAACTGCTCCCTTGATATTGCCGATGTGGCTCTGAATAATATACCAGAGCCACCGGTCTTTTTAGATCCGGTTAGCAACATTTCCTTCTGGACATCATGGGTTCGGCCCGCGACTGCTGTTGCCCGGAAAAGCAAATACTTTGCGCGTATGCACAAGGCAACGAACGACAAGATCAAGATGCGCAATCTCCTCATGGCTGACTATGAGGGACTGCTGCATGAATTAAACCAGCTGCCGAAAGAATCTAAGAATAAAATTAATGCGGTCATGGAGTATCTGCGCCTGTCCAGAACTGCTGTGAGCGACACAGGCCGCAATTTTTCCATCGTGACTCGTGAGATCCGGCGAATAGGCGCGGATGGTACTGAGCGACTCTTTACTCCAGAGCTATCGAAGCCGGGGCAAAAACTGAAACTGGACGCAAATGAAACGCGCCTGCTGCACGAGACGCGAGAATATCTGGACAGCCGATATACCTTGAACGCGAAGTCGCAGCTGGCGGCGCTTGGCTATAATGGCGAATACAGCCGCGACGCAATCGAGAAGGGCGTCGAGGATGATACCTTCCGCGACGAGTTACTGCGCCTGTTCGACGCCATCGAATCCCAGCGCCTCATATCGTATATCCCGTTCATGCGTTCAGGCGATACGCGCATCATGGTATATGGCCCTGATGGCACGATAGACAGCGGCGCTTTCTTCATGCTCGACAGCCTTAGTTGGCTAAAGGAATTAGTCGGGCCGAAGATTGCGAAGATGATTCCAGACCCTAACATCGATGGCAAGATCGCCGAGATCCAGAAGAAGTATCCGTCCAGCGAGGGATATAAGATCGTCGTGAGCCGCAAAGCTGCCGACATGAATGATCGCCTATCTATCGATGACCTGTCCAGCTTGGACAAACTGCTGGGCCTTATGGATGCCAACGCTGGCAAGATCATCAAGAATTACTTCGACCGGACGATGGGCGGCATGTTCTCTGATGATACTATCGGTGGGCTCAGCGCAGCAAATGCGGAGCAGGTTGCGCGTGGCGTGATTGCAGGCTTGCCGCAGAGCGTGCGCTCCGTGCTGATGGAAGACCTGACCGCCAGCTTCATGAAGCAATCTCGCGACATTCCGGGCTATGATACGAACTTCACTGACCGTCTGCTTGATTACAACCGCATCGTTGCGTCAACGGTTTCGCACCGGATGTATCGTAAGGAATACTCCGAGGCGTTCGATGATCTGAAGCGCAATGTGAATGAGAGAGAACAAAAATACGCCACAAGTTGGGATGAATATGTTGATAGCCCTGAGCATGTCATGTGGCGTGGGCTCAGGACAATTGGCTTTTTTAACTCCATGTGGGCAAGCGTTGCCTCTTCTTCAGTTAACGCTATGTCTGTTTGGACTATCACCGCCCCACAAATGACGATCATGAAGGGCTCCGCTGGGCTTGATATTTACAAGATGTCAGCTCAGGTCATAGCTGGATTCCGTGGTCAGGTCGGCTATGGGATGCACGTTGATCCATACGCGATACCGGGCCTCACGGATGAAGAGCGCGATGCCCTCGTCCTTGCAAACAAACGCGGGACCGTTCGTGCTCAGATGAACCCAGAGCTTATGGGTGTCGAGAGCGAAGTCATGGCGTCGCGTGGTGGTGGAATCAAGCAAACGGCGCAGCGGTATTTCCAGTACGGATCGAGCGTCATCTCGGTCACTGAAGAGATGAACAAGGCATCTGCTTTCATTGTGGCCTATCGCTACGCCAAAGATCCTAAGGCCCTGAAGAACTGGAAAGAAGCCTACGGCGAAAACGAGCGTGCCAAGATTATTATTAAGGAAGGCTCCAGTCCCTACGACGTTGCTGAATTCATGGTCGAGACGGCAACGTACATGGGGGGGCAGATTGAAAAACCACCCATCATGCGCGGAGCTGGCGGCGTGATTCTGCAGTTTTCTCAATACGCCCTGCAAACCATGTTCCTGCTGTCTGAGAACCTTCGCAAGCAGGGGCCTCGCGGTAAGGTGGCTGCTATGTTCACGATCATGACGATGTGGACTGTGGCCGGGCTGCTGTTTGCGATTCCATTTGGTGACGATGCAATCAATATATTCGAGTATATTTACAGGATTCTTAACGGGAAAAAATTAGACATGCGCACTGAAGCGCAGATGATGCTGGCCGAGATGTTTGGCGGCGACGAAGATGCCCGTCGTGATGCGGAGGCAATACTGCGCGGTCCATCACGCTCATTGCTTGGCTTGAATATCAGTGAGCGTATTGGCTTCACATCACTTATTCCTGAATTCGATGACGGATGGGGTATTGTTCCGGCCATATCGAGCAGCGTCCTGAAGATCCAAGAGTATCTTGATCGTCGCGCCTCTGGTGTGCAGCCAATCGGCGCTTATGTCGCAGCCGTGTCGCCGTTCATTGGTAAGGGGCCTTCGGATCTCCTGAAGGGCTTTGTGCAGTACCCGCAGGAGGGCGTCAGGACGCGCTACGGTACGCTCGTTAAGCCAGCTGAAGAAATGGGCTTCTTTGAAGAACAACTTCCACGCGCTGGTGGCTTCCAGACAGCTGACATCGCACGAGAGATGCAGGCGAGGCAGGCCGCAAAGAATGTTAATGAGTCCACTCGTAACGCAGAGCGAAACAATACGCTGCGTCTGGGCAAGCTACTGGCCGATGCAATCAAGGCTGAAAAGGCGGGGCAAAGGGCCAAGGCGGAGAAAATCCGCATGGAATTCGATAAAGAAATGCAGAAGATTTCCAAAGAGTATTCAGCTGAAATTGAATCTGGTAATATGGACGGCGCAGTCAAACCACCGTCAGATCAGACGCTTAAAGACGCCATAATGGCTGAGCTATATCCGGGCATGAAGCTCGATAGAGTTGGTAAGCTGAAGCGTCCGGCAATCGAAGATATTTATCGGACGATCAGAGTTGAAGATGAAGAAAACCAATACGAAGATGGCGAGTATGAAGTGGAAGGCGGAGCTGACCCCGCCTTCCCTGAATAATTAAAACGGAACGTCGTCGCCGTCTAGATCCTGCGCTTTGTATCCACCTGACTTCGCTGTGGATCCCTGCTGGCCAGCACCATCCTTCGGCTCATAGAGCGAGACGATGATACTCTCGCGGCCTTCGTTCCCGCCAACGCCAGCTGGGTTGAACGTGCGGTCGAGCAGAATGTAGGGGCCTTTATCGCCTTCCATCATGACGCCGACGTTCTTGAAGCGGCCTTTGGTCTGGCCTTGGCCATCTGTGTATTCGCCAACTTTGACGACGAGATCAAACTTTTTACCCATTTACTTTCTCCTACTTAAAAAACTTCATTAACTTGGTGGTATTGCGTGGGGCCATCAGCTCTGCTTCTTCAAGCATAGCTTCGTGCAATGCGCGCCATGCTTCGCGCTCTTCTGGAGATAGGCTTGCAACAATCTCACAAGCGGAGATTGCCCAGTTATCCCAATCCGTCATACCTTCTTCATCATCGCCTGCCTCCAGTATATCGATGTGCAGCGGCGTCTTTGGCTTAGCCTTGGCAACAATCTTTTCTTCAAGGGTCTGAACCTGAGCTTCGGCTGCAGGAACATCATTGAACTCAGTGATGTCTATCTCGTCACCAATATATTCATCAGCCTCGATGATACCTTCGGCTTGGTTATCAACCATGACTGCGCGCTGCGCCTCAGTGGACAGGGGCATATACTTACTGGCACGACGAACCACGGTCTTGCGCCACATCTCAGCCTCGTCAGTCTTCCACGGGCCGACAACAACGCCTTCCTTGGTCTTCGATGATGAGCGGTTACGGATCGAAAGGATTTCTTCCTTGCTCATAATCTCGAACTGCGTCTCGCCGTTCTTCAGCTTCCATACGCAGTATGCACCAATCTTTTCGCCGCGATCCGACAGGCCGTGCTTGTGAATGATGCGTGGCTCGATGCCTTCCTCGACCTCGAACACATCCTTCTCATAAACCAGACGGCTCTCAATCTTCAGGACTTCGCCTGCCTGCAAGGCCAGCTTCATCAATCCCTTGTAGCGCGGACGGAACTGGGCGACGTTCTTCTTCAGACGGCCATCCCAGACCTTCAGGATGTCAGCTTCACCCATGCTCTTATTGAGCGACAGGCCCAGCTCAGCGGCGCTCAGGCACGCCTTCAACAGCGAACCACGGTCACAGTCCAGTAAGTCCATGTTGTCAGCGACAGCTGCCACCACAACGGCTTGGAACTTATCGACCGTCATGGCCTGCGGGAGAAGACTGCGGAGATGCCCTTCGCGCATCGCCAGTTCTTGCTTAAACCGATCCATCGGCTTGGCAGGAACAATCTCGTTACTTTGCATTGCTCAACTCCTCTTCTAAATCATCAATCATCAATTCAATGGCGCGTTCGACAACAGCTCGAAGCGTGGGCTTCAAAGGATGTCTGCCTGCAACCGTGCGTAGTTTTGCCAGAAGATCCCTATCGACCCTCATCATAACAGTGTCTTTCATCAATTGATCCTCACTGTTGTGTAACCGGAACGCTTGCCAGTCATAGTGCCAACCATGTCCGGCGTGATTTCCTTGCCGGGATTGCTGGGCACATTGGTGATTGACATCTTATGCTCACCACACTTGACCGAAGCCTTGTCCTGCGATGTGTTCATAAGCTCCAGCTTGGCGCGGGCCTGCATTAGAAGCATTGCTTTGGCCTCGTCGGCGGCGGCAGCTGCGTCCTTTTCGTCTTTCTTTGCATCCTTATACATGAGAAAGAGCGGCGCGTATTCCTCATCCAGCACAACATCGCTCTTGGGTAGCGTCCCCATGAGCTTCGTGATAGCATCGATGTCCGTCGCGTAATCAGGCTCAGGTTCTTTGCCATCAGCAATCGACTGCCAGAACGATGTGATCTGGTCTTTGATAGCATCGATGATGTTCTCGTTGCGCGGAACCTTCATGCGGCGCGGCTCGTCATCGATCAGTGCAACCAACCATGCGTGGTCGGAAGTCGTGCAAGCCAGCTGGTGCTGAACCTGAAGCAGATAATTCTCAGGCGCTTCATCAATCTCTTCGCCATTGTAGTGCCAGCCATAGCCGCGCGCAGACCATTTGATCTCGACCGGCGCTCCGGTGCGCGTGATGTAATCGAACGACGCTCCCATGCCGGGGCAGTCATCGACGGTGTAATAGTCATTGACCTTTGTAAGATCCATAGACCAGCGGTGTGCAGCCCAGTTGGCGATGCCGCTCTCAAGGAACGTGCCAGCTTGCACAGCTTTGTTGTCGGAGATGTCCTCCGGCGACAGCTTACCAGCCTTCTCCATCCACAATTGCCAGCGGCTTGAATAGGGCGAAAGCCCGAACAACGCAGCAACATCGCTCCCACCGATGTGTCGGGAACGCAACTCGTGCCAGTGCGTCTGGTCACGTACTTGTAAAATAGCCATTTATATTCTCCGGTTATGGCCGTATCTAGTCGGCCTACGTATGGCATACAGATGACTACGGAGTGATGTCAAGCCCCTTATACACATCTTCTACGCATCGGGCTAAAATATATATGCCACCACGCTTTTCCCACGCGCTCTGCCATGCCGCTTGGGCCAGCCGCTGCTTACCTTTCTCGGTCTTGACCTCGATAGCAAAGGCCCGGCCCGGCGATATAACCCCCAGAAGATCCGGCGTCCCTTCAGGGGCGGATTGAATGACGCGGGCTCCACCATCGAGCGGTCGGAACTTGCCCACGTTTATGCGGAACATCATAATGTCCTGCCTCTGACCCAGAGCAAGACGGATGTCCTGCTGGATTACAGCCTCTCTCACTGCAATGTTTCCCCATGCCCATCCTCATGTAGCATCTCAAGAACGGCTTCAGTAGCAGCCATCATGGCCGCGAAGCATTTCTCAGTATCAACATCGTTAATACTACGGTCTTCATGCCACTGGTCTATCACATAGATCATCTCGAATGTCAGTGCGTGGATCAGCGACAGTGGAACTGTTACCGAAAAGATCTTTGCTTCTTGCCCATAGTCATCTTCCATATCGCTGCCCTCTCTTCTGCCGTCAAACCATTGGTCGTTCGCGCATCTCGTATACCAACCTTCTTAGCAAGACGCGATGCCTCTTGGCCACAAATAACATTGAACGCCCATTGCGTCGGGTTATTATAGCCACGCTTGCGGGCAACACTAGTAAGAACCGTGAACTTCTTCTGCATCATATCTTCAGCAGTTTCGTTTGCTGCCTCACCATCTCGGCGCGTCTCAACCAGATCGCCGTCAACGTGTTTCACTTTTCTGGCCGTGACAGGGTAAACGTGGCCGCACATGGGGCATGTCGGTGTCGGCTTGTGAACGGCAAAGCATGCGGTGCATGTCCGGACGGAAGCAACCTTATCTCCATTCTTGCCACGGTTCGCAATGAATCCATCGGCAAGGCTCCAGTCCCGCTCATCGTCAATGAACCCATGCCGGGCAGTGTTGCCTGCATGGTCGAGGATGATTGTCTTCTCTTTGTCAGGGTGTGGGCGGATAGCTCGACCGCACTGCTGCAGGAACAGTCCCAATGATTTCGTCGGGCGTAATAGAATGGCAACCTCGACAGACGGAAGATCGAAGCCCTCGCTCACAAGGTCGCAGCTGGTCAGGATCTGAACACGGTCTTCCTCGAACGCTTTCAAAACGCCATCGCGCTCGACATCATCCATGCCGCCATCGATGTGGCTGGCTGTATAGCCTGCGTTGCGGAAGTCCTCGGCCACATCCTTGGCGTGCTTGACACTCACGCAGAACGCGATTGCCTTCTTGCCATCGGCATACTTGCCGTAGTGCTTGACCGCACTGCCTGTGATGATTGGCTTATCCATTGCGTCTTCGAGCTGCTTGGAAACAAAGTCACCCATGCGCGTGCCGACAGAGCCAAGGTCAGGCGCGCTCGGCGCATAGACCACAGCGTGCGACAGGAAGCCCTGCGCTGTAAGCTCAGCGACTGTAGGCCCCATCACCATATCATCGAACATCAGGCCCATGCCCTTGCCATCGAGGCGCTCAGGCGTAGCCGTAACGCCCAGCACACGAGCGGTTGGGAAGCCAGTGACAACCTTGCCCCAGCTGCTGTCCGGCGTGAAGTGATGCGCCTCGTCGCCAATGATAAGATCGAACGGCTTCATAGCCTTCATGCGTCGCACCAGCGTGAACACGGACGCCACCACCACATTGGCAATGGGAATCCCCGGCGTCCCACCGGATAGGATAGCGTGCGATACACCCACCTTCTTCAGTGCGCCGCTTATTTGCTTGAGCAGCTCACGCCTGTGCGCCACAATCAGGATACGCTTATTGTTCTTCGCCATGCCCGCTGCAATGTAGCTAAAGATAACCGTCTTACCCGATCCCGTAGGGGAAACGAGCAGAGTTTTCTTGTGTCCAGCGCGAAAGCTATCGCGCACAGCCTGAACGGCTGATTCTTGGTAGTCTCTAAGCTGAACCATATGTTTCCTTTAGTGGCAGACTATCTTCGCCCCGGCCTGCCAGCAGGGTTCCAAAGTGCCTTAACGACACGACCGAAGCTGGTGCCCCATTACTCTGCCCGCCATACCTGCGTCGATGTCGCAATGTCGCTGGGCCATCCGCTGTCTTCAGTGAAGCTGCGCTCCTCGAACAGAACCATGTTGGTCGGTCGGATCAGCAATCGGTCGCCTTCCGTCCGCATGAACATGAACTCTTTGTTCTGGTCAGGGGAGGCGCTGAACCCATCGCTGTGCGGGCAGGCGGTGAACAGACAGGTAGCGCGGTCATCCTTGCCATCATAGCGCGCATCGAGGTTTGCCAGATATTCATAACGGATCACATCGAACTCGGTTCCGTAGCAATCCCAGCATTGGCTCTGCTGCAGCGTCCAATGTGGAGCGGGGCAGGCGCTAAACGCCAGTGCATGAGGCGGCAAGTTGCGATAGACAGCTCCGCACTCTAGCATCACATGGCAACCCCACGCTCGGTCAGGCTCGGATCTCAGGGCGAACCAGACGGCAGGCTCGAAGCCGTTGCCTTCCTTGCGGATGAACGAACTGTCCACATAGACATAGAGGTGGTGCGGTAGGTTTCTACTGCTCATCCCCACCAATCCTCTTCCATCTCTTCGCGCTCCTGCGCCGTAACATCGGGTGCGGTCGCAATCAGGTAGGCTGTTAATATCCAAACTGACACGACCAATACCAAAAGCCAGTTATCTGCGGTCATTTGCTTTTTCCTTGCTTGTGTATTTTCTTAAACCTTGGCTTGCTGCCATCTTGGTTGGGTCGCAATCCTTTGCACTGGTTCTTGCTTCCATGCTTGAACCAGTCCCACCCGCAATTGGCGCACTTAGTCATCGTTCTTTTCCCAATCCCTTTTTCAATCTTCTATAGCGGCATTCCACGGAAGCAACCGTTAGCCCCATTTGCTCAGCCATGTATGAGGGCCTAAGGCCATGCTCATAATATGCCAGCAGCTGTGCATCCTTCTCAGGTGTCCAAGTCATTTTAGGACGCGACACTATCGGCATTATATTTTCCTCAACAGCGCACGCAGTTCAATTATGGCGGTAAAAATACTGGGCGTTACCTGCACATCATTATCCATGCAGAAATTAATGAAGCTGCGATGGGTGTCGATACGCCCTTGGATGATTTCCAAAATTCTGATCCGCTCCATCTCCACGCCGCGCTCAGTGGCGCGCTCCATAAATTCCGGCAGATTGTGGGCGGACACATACAGTTGCCCGTCAATGTCCTGAGCCTCGACAATATCACTCATAGCGCCATACCCGAACGCCACCATCAGACTCGCGGGCAATAAACTTCTTGCCATTGCGGCGGCCTGCATGGGAAGCAGTGCTACTCATCGAGCGCAACGCAACGCCATCGACAAAGAAGCTCTGACCGACCTCCAGTTGCGACCAAGGATATTTCTCCCGGCGACCATTGTGCTGACGCGCAGCAGGGATCGCATGTTCATCTTCAATTTCAAAGCTCATATCATTCTCCAGTTACTCTATAAATGTTGCACATTCATCGGCGTAATTCAACCTAGAAGTTACGCCTGCGCCGCTCATCTTTCAACAACCTTTCGGCAGTGTCCAAGCTGATGCCAAACGCAGCAGCCAAGTGGTGCGGTCGCTTGCCCAGAAGCGTAGTGTCCGGCCAATCTCGAATGATTCTAAAGGCCAATTCAGACCCTGCGTGTTTGTTCTTCAGTCCCATAACCCTACTGGCCACTCCTGCTTTGGTAAAAATATTGCTCGTGCGCTCGTGCCGCCGAAGCTGATACTGTTTGGGCTTTTCTTTGCATATGGGTGACGCATCAGAACGCCAGCCCAGCCCTCGAAATACACAGACGTTTGCATAATCCGGTTCATAGACTGGATGCTCTGGCCTATCCATACACCCGTTACAGTCCCGTGTTCACGCTCTATCTTCATCCCATAGCGGGCAAGCGTGGACTCCGCCACCTTCAACCGAACGTCCGTTGTATCATCGCGGGTAAAGCAAACAACCATAAGCTCCCCAATTGTGCGATCCTGCGAACCATGAACAGTCTCGACCCTAATCATACTGCCCACAATGTGATGCAGTAGGGTGATGTCTTCACGTTCCGTCTTGACTTGCAGAAACTCATCGAGGTTCACTGTGTTCAGGTATTTCTCGCACTGCTTCAGGTCTAATCGCTTCGTCGAATACAGACTATAGCATCCGGCCATCAGCGTCCCCAACTGGTCGCCAATCCGGCGGTTAGCCAGCATGACAGCAATCGTCTCTTTGAAAATCTCTACGTTATGGCGCAGCGTGAATAGATTGTGCAGCTGCCGCGCAACCAATCGCTGTGGCATATCCGGCGGGATCTCGGACGCAAGGCTCAAGAACTCCTTGAACTCCTGCTCTTTCTTCCTGCGCTCCTCATGGCTGTAGCTATCCAGCGGCTTGATTGTAAGCACTGCCGTCCGTGTAAGGTCAGCTGCTTCCTTCAGGCCAACGCCAATGGATGACATCAGGAACGATGACCGCATCGTAAACGCCTGTGCGCTATGGTTCGCGGAACCCTTCAGAATACGGCCACGCCCCTCGCTCGATGCCTGACGCATCAAGTCAAGCACAGCCTGACGCCGCGCCTCGTTGTTCATCTTGTTCTTGCTGTCGCTCTCGCTCTCATCGAACACCACGGGCATAGCATCGTTGCGCACCAGCTGCCGAATGCCAGCCTCGGTCGTCGCCCCCAAAGGATAGATGGCAAGATCCCCAAGGCAAGCGCCCGCAATCTCATTGACAATCGTTGACTTACCTGAGCCCTGATTGCCTGTTACCCAAGCGTGCGTCCGCCATTGCAACCCGCCGCAGACCACCGCAGTCGCAATCCAGCCAGCCAGCAGGTCGCCATAGATAGGCGCATCCCAGCGCACCTTATTGCACAGCTCACGGATCATCCGGCCATCGTCGTCGCTTGCCCGTTCATTATAGTCCTCGATGTTTAATATCAGGTCAGAGTTCTTCTGGTAAATCCAACGGCTCTTGAAGCGGACAAACGGAATCTCTCGCGTCTCCGTCCCAGCCCTGCTCACCACCAGCTTACTGCCAGCATTCATCACGGCCCGCTCCACGCCATCTTCGCCCTTGTCAATCCAGATGCCACGCCCACGCAATCGTTTCGGATCATAGACGCCCAGCTTATGACAGCTATCCATGATTTCGATGCCAGCTTGTATCCAATTAACACCCTTACCATCAGGCTTACCCTGCTGGCCGCCCCAATGCGTCACATCACCATAGATAGTCATGCAGCCCTTCTCACTCATCAAGCGGTCAGGGTCGAACATATCAACCTGCCCCCGATGTTGCGTCTGCAGCATATACTTCAGGTTATCATAGCCCAGCGGTCGCCACTCTCGCGCAGTGTCCTCATCATAATCAGTAACTCGCTCTTCTACGACTGGCACATCCGGCGTAGTTACAGCAGCACGCTTCAATTCGCGGCGCAGCAGGCCCGTAATGTTCTCCGGCTTCACCTTGGCTGGCAGCTCGTCGCCCAAGTCCCACGCATCAGGAAACGCCGGGCTTAAACCAACAATCGAAACAGGCACCGCATGACCCGCCAGAATATTCTGGATCTCAACTGCCGCCTGCGCTCCAGCCGCATCATTGTCCGGCCAGACAACAACGCTATGCCCTTCGAGTATAGCCCAGCTCGTCTGGTCTACAGCGTTCGCACCACCTTGCCATGTCGTAACAACCCAGCCATCCGGCAAATACTGTGGCGCTGCATCAGCCGCCTTCTCGCCCTCGACAATCAGCACAGGGGCAGTCGGCGCAGACGCAATCATATCGCTGTTATACAGCGGGCGGCTCGGCCCAAACCCCGAAGTGATAAACTTCTTGCCGTCCCAGACAATCGGTCGGATTTCCTTGCGCTTCCCTTCAGGGTTCCAACGCGCCACCGCGCCAAAGGCAGAGCCATCAGCCGTCCGGTATATCCACATCGAGTCCGGCTCACCACCCAGCGCAGCCTTCAGCTTCGCAGGAACAACAATAGGCTCCGGCATCGGTGTGACTAGGCTTGGTGTATCGGTAATGTCCTCGGCCTTCACAGCCGTCAGGTCTATCTTACGCATGGTTCATGCCCAGCATCTCTGCGAATCCTTTTAATGTTTCATGCAGACTATCCCCGAATAGCCTCATAGACAGGTCGATCATGTCGCCATGCTCACCCGTCGCAAAATCTTTCCAACGCCCCGTGCTAAGCGATACCCCAAGCGATGCGTTGCGGTCGTCGCGCCAAGGCGCACTACATACAAACCACCCACCCTGCCGCTTGCCGTTCGGCAACCAAGCCTTGCATAGCGCCTCGATGTGGGTGGAACTCAAGCGATCCTTGATGTCGCTTATAGAAATTGACCGGAGATTGACGGGCTTACCAGCGGAGGGGAAAGGACGAGCCCCGCTGGAAGCTATGTGGTTTTTAGGCGAGCCTTGGACAGAGCCACATTTTCCGGTCATGTTGTTAATACCTTTCTTAAATCGCGCCGTCAAACGCACAAACACTAATGCTGCCATACGAAATCAGAACTTACAAGTCCTAACCTTCGCTGTCGTATACGCCACCAACAAAACTATACCTGTGGAAACGTATCGGAACAGCCTCGGTGCGATACACCTTACCCGCAGCATCCTTCCAATTCCCGTGCTTGTCCAGCCGGATACGGAACGTCAATGCCTTCGGGTCAGGTGCTATCGTCCACTCCTGCTCCGCCTCGTTCGTGCAGTGGCCCATAATCATCGCCGGTCGCCAACCTTTCTTCAGGTCGGCAATCATCTCACGAATCACAAGCTCATGCCCGCTTATCACTTCAACCACCTCGAAGGGAAGAGTCCCCTTCTCCTCATAGCGGTTCACATAGCCTAACATCAGACAACATCACCCAGTCGCGCACGAACAGCCTGCCGAAGCATCAAAGGCGTGTAACCCCATACCTTCATGGCAGAGCTATAAGACCGCACCAGATCCTTAATCTCAACCTCAACCTCTTGCAGCTGCCGCGCCACCCTATCTCTTTCATTAAAGGCTATCCTCGCCCTCAGTATTATTTCATGATCAGTCATCACAATAACTCCAAAATCTCTGGCTTGTCCGTGCAGTCCGCGACCACCTCGTCAGCGTCATTCCCGTAGATAAAAAAAATCGAACCGATCCTTTTGCAATCAGCATTCGCAACCTGAAGCCATTCCTCGTCGCAGTGTCCCAGCTCGGCCATCACGGCCTCAGCGTCATCGCTGCACCGGATAGGAAACTCTTCGCCGTCAAAAACTGTCAGCAAATATCCCTTGTCCAGTGCGCGCCCCACTATCTGCTTCACTACAAATCGCTCTCCGATATTCATCGTTTCCTCCGTGGCTCTCTGCGGCCATACGCTACCAGCGTGTCAAACGCCGCATAATAATCATCCCATAAAGACGGGTCTATGTGCGGGCTGTCATCGCCGTAAACGTGTTCATCAATCGAATAAACCAACAGCTCCAGCACATCGAGCAGCTCTCCGGCGTCTGCTGCGTCTAGCTCTCGCATGATTGCACCTCTTCCATGGTTTCAGCTTCCTCTCCTTTCACTATGCTCATTGCCCAAAAAATATCTTCCTTGCTAATCGACTTCAGCAAATCCTTCAGCTTCACCCGTGCGTCGAGCTCGTGGTTAGCCATCACCGAAAATGACAGCGTGAAATCAAACTTTCTCATGTCAGTATGCCTTTCCGTTTCGATATTCGATTGTCGTAATCTGACCCTCGCGCTCGTCTATCACTGTCCAAAGCCGGTCATCTTCCTTGCTCAAGGCCAGCGCCGCCCACATGGCGTGAATGCCATACTCGAACCGCGCAATCTCCCTGCAATCTAGCTGCAAAATTACGTTCATGGCATTATCTCCACTTCCGTTACCATGTCCTCGACATCGATCCCCATTTCCAACGCCTCACCGAACGTCAAATCCTCTTCGTCGTTCAATTCGGTTACGGCCCATATCTTTATGGCTCTCCCATCAGGCAGAACCCATCCGCGCCCACCTGTGCCATCCATAGACGCACTGCCATCAGGCAGGGTCAGGCTTACGCTCATCGTCAACTGCACGTTCATGATTCTTCCTCCCCCATCAGCCTTTCCCAATCGTCGCGGTAAACCTTAATCCACAAGCAATCGTCAAACTCTTCCATAACCTCGGCGTTCTCCAGCACATCGAAGGCCAGCGCCACCCTATCCCAGTCGTTCATCGCCTATCTCCAGTAAAAGCCGCGCAACATCGCGCACGAAGCCATCCGGCACGCGACCAGACGCAGCGTAATTGTAAACCAACCCTTCCAGAGCGGTATACATCTCCGGCGCAGCAGCCATGATCCTCGCGTTCGCAGCTATATCTTCGTCAGGCATATCTTCGTTCTCGCAATCCATCATGGCAATGCGCCCGCTCGAACAAACTATGTCTAAATTCATCGCGCCTATGTCGCCTTCCAATCTCCAAGCCATCATGCCTCTCCCTTCGCTTTGGCTATCGCTGCGCGTGCTTCGCGCAAGTGTGCGTCATTGTCGGTCAGGCCATAGGCTTCGCAATCGGCTAACAAGCTCTCCAGAGCCGCATACATCCGCGCATAGTGCCCCTCCATCGCCAAGATCGCGGTCAAGTTCTCGACGCTATCGTCGTATAGCTCACCCTCATTGTTTACGGCATTGCCCATCAGAACGCATTTATTGCTTTGCAGCAATTCGCGCACTGTCCTAAAAATATCATTCATCGTCCCACTCCTCAAACGCAAACGCGAAACAGTCGCGCAGCTCTTCATCCTCGCACTTGTCAATCTGCGAAGTCACCTCAACACCCGCGCCATAGCGCCCAATGAAATCAAAGCCCGTCTCGCAATACTTCGCATCCACAGCCAAGCCCTGTTCCTCGGCATAGCGATACGCATCAACGGGTGGCGACCACGCGCTATCGAAACGGAATGTCACGCTCTCGCCTTCGTCCTCTGTATCAACGACCTCGACATCCCATTTCGTTCCCCAATGCTCAATGCTCCAGTCATACCAATTATTCGTGCCATGCTCCTCGCGCTCGGCACTGCCTACGTTCCCCCGAAAGACGCTCTCCGGCATCGGGCGGATCGCGTTCAGCAGCTCCCCCTTGCCAGCGCCCTCAATCAGCGCGGCCAGCTTCTCTCGCGGCCCCGTAAACGTCACTACATTTTCACACCAATTCGGCATCATCTCTCTCCTAACAACAATCACAATTAGCAAACGGCTTACCATTGCGGCAAAGCTCCGCCTCTGGCCGATAGGCGTCGATATTCATCGAAGCGATTTCATACCAATTAACGCTATTCAAAAACGCCTCGGCATAGTCCAACGCAATCCCCGATGCCTGTCCGCCAACAGTCTCCAACGCCATCTCGCGCAAGCTCTGCCCAAGATCGTATGCGTCCAAGTCGTTGTCGCTGGAAAAGTCAGCGTCGAACATCTCCAGATTAACGCGCCAAGTCTCGTAATTCGTCCAGCCGTTATATGTCGTATCCTTATCCATCACGCCTCTCCCTGCCCTTCAAGAACGTCCTTAAACGCTCTCCAAATCATACCCGCCGTTTCCCAATCCAAATCGGAAAAAATATCAATGTCACAAACAGACGATGCCGCATCGTAAAACGATCGCGCGTCTGCCTTCAGCTCCTTATCCATCATGCCTCTCCCTTTGCTGCTTTAATCGCCGCAGATGCAATCATCCGCATACCTATCGCCGAACCGCCGTTGCGCTCGACCTCAACAATCCGCTCCAGAGCCGCAACCATGTCAGCCACAGTCTGCCGCGCCTCTTTCAGCTCTTCCGCAACCTGCCGCATATGGGCTTGTGGCCGCGCATTAAGCGCAACCACAGCATATTCCAGCGACTCAACCGCATCGCGCATCACAGCATCAACGCTAACCATCACGCCGCCTCCTTCGTAACGTAACGCTTCACAACGTCCCATGCCGATACAACCTGTTCCGGCTTGAAATACTCGGGGAAGCTAACGACAACGCATTGCGCCGCGCAATCCTCCTCAAACCATTGCGACGAACCCGACCAGTATTTCGCATAGTCCTGCATCTCATGCGTGATACGATGCATCAATTCACGGGCAACCCAGATGCCGCCGTGCGATGCCGTCGAAACATAAATGATACCATCGGCAATGACTTCTTCGTCCTGCACGATGCCCCAAGGGGAAGACTTTCCATTCAACGTAAACGTCATTTCAAATATCCTTTCCGATAATCAGTGATTGACACGTCATTGCCAGCCACACGCAACACATAATCCAACGTCTTTTCATCTGTCAACAAAAAAACGTCATCCGAATGACAACAAACGACAACAAACTTTTCAACCGATATATTTTTAAAAACCTCACGCTCGAACCCCAAAATATCACGGGGAGCGTGACCAGTAAGCTATTGTAATTGCAGGGATAAAATCGGTAGCCACACGGGGGCGTGACCTCTAAGTTGCTGTAATGCAAAGGGAATCTCAAAATGTCACGCTTTTTGCGAAAATACAGCCCTATATATATCCATACCCCCCCCTCTTACCCCCTCTCTAAAAATCTCGGGGGGGTTATATTTATATAAATTTTATGATATTTGTGTTTATATTAAAGAA